CGTCTGTTTTTGCAGTGTCTGCATCGTATGCTTGAACAGAGTTTCCGATCGCACCGGAGTCCAAAGCTCCAATATTCGCAGGCGTAACTCCAAGATTTGCGCGAGCGTTGGCTGCATCAGTGGCTCCTGTACCTCCTTTGGAAACAGGAACAACTAAACCTGACGCAAGTTTAGCAGTAGTAACTGAGCCGTCTTCCGGAACAGTTGGATTGCCAACAATTCCAACAAGCCCAACTGCTGTGATCTTATCATTAAGAGCACAAGCAGCAAGAGAGAATCTATCTCCCGCGGAGTCCTCTGTAACTAGCGAGGGGGAAACAAGCAATCCATTCTTATATACTTCCAGACTCTGAGTGCCGGAAGAGTACAGAAATTGAGTCAATACAAAAAGAGTTTGTCCTCCAATTGCGACAAACTCCTCAACAACTCTTGTGGTATTTGTGTTGGTTTCCGGGGTGCTTCCCGGTGCCCAGATGTTAGCGCCCATATTAATATCCTTCCGCTTGAATGCCTGCCATCTTCACTTCCGCAAGCTGCTCTCCAGCTAATCTCTCAAATGCAGCAGCTTGCTCGTCATATCCAATTTGCTTAAATAGGAGTCTAAGAGCTTCAAAGACGATAGCATAGGGGTGATCGTCTGCAATCCAAGATACAAAGTTAGATTCCACAATACTTGGATTTAGGTACACTCCAAGCAGAGCATACTGGAAACTCACTGCACTTCTAATATTAAGAGAGGAACCTGCCATATAAGCAATTCCCTCCCGATTGTATCCATACTCGTCTACAGTTTCCAGCGGGGAGAGCACTTTAAAAAATTCAGCAGGCGCTCCGCTTCCACTGTTATCGTATCGCCTTAAATACTTAAGCGCGCGAAAACGAGGGATAACTGTTTTAATATCCAGAGTCTGGATAAAGGAAGATTCAGTGAAAGAAATACCAGTCTCAAAAAGATCTTTGAAGTAAAAATCGCTTTGATGTAGTTTGAGAGTAGCTGACTTCACAGCCAATGCAGTTTCAGCAGAGAGATCAAGTCTCTTGGTAACTGTATATACTTCCGTCATCAGTTCTGTAAAGTTCATCTCGCTACTCCCAAACTATTGGTTCTAAGGTACTTCCGAGTTACTCTTGTGCAGGAGCTTGTGCAGCAGGCTTCAGCGCCAGCGTCAGTCCTTGCGTTCCACTGGAGGAGTTAACAGCAGCGCCTCCAACAGTTGCGGAAGTAACGGTCTTCAACTTGCCTTGCTCACTGGTTCCTACGTCTGCATTTGCAGCAGCGGCTTTCTCTGCCTCGTACTCTGCAATAATGCGAGCTTTCAGTTCTGCCATTGGATCGAGTTCCGCAGCAGTGACTTCAAACTTCGCTTCATCAACAAAGATAAACATATTACCTTTCTTGATTTCTTGCAGCAGGAAAGTTGCTTTGCCTTCGTCATTAGTGGCGTACTTTCCGCCAGTGAAAACAGCAGCAGATCCGTCAGGGTAATAAACAGTGGAGTTCGGAACCCGACTGTAAAACACATAGAAAATCTCTTGTGAGTCAGCAGCAGGGGCTTTAACTTGATCAAGCAGTGACATGGTAATACTCTCCTATTACAGTTAGGTTAAGACTAGCCTTGGACTAGTGTGATGTTTTGATACAGGAAGCTTGTTGCAGCAGGGGCAGGAACAGCAGCACTCAAAAGCTTACCCCAAGCAGTGTTGCTGCCGTTGACGTTGTAAGCAATAGAGTTAATTGTGATGGCAGTAATATCAGTTGGAAGCGAGATACTAATGTCACCATTAGATGCAGTTGAAACAGCCTTAGCTGCACCTTTATAGAGAATCGAGGTAACTTCTGCCGGAGTGAGGCCAGTAACAATTCCAGAGGCGTCCGGAGCCTTAACCCCAGAGGAAGCAAAAGTAACACTTGATACATTGAGAGGAAACTTTAATGAGGCCATTTTGTACTCCTGAAAAAGCCTCCAAGAATTTTTAGGCTCTTGGAGGCAGCTTCTAACTTCTAGCTCTTAGCCAACAGCGGCAGCAGTCAGGCCGTTGATAACAGCGTTAGCAGGAACGTTCTTCACGAGGCAGGTAACTTCCGTCGTGAGCGTACCACCAACAGCATCAATGCCATTATCAACACTCTGGCCAGATTGGTTGAAATCATCAGCCTTCGTCTTACGATCGCCAAGATACGCAAGGCCAAAGCTGGAGAGGTCAACAGCAACTGCCATAGCAGCCCAAGTACTATTCGAGTTGAGCAGCGGGTGCTCGATAACACGGAAAGTACCACGAGTGGTTTTGAACGTGCTGAATTGCAGGCCGAATGAAGTCTGACCGTCAACCAGTTGATACTGACCATTCAGGCGACCAATGTTATTAATCACCTTCTTAGCAGTACCGCCACAGAACAGTACTCGCTCATTAGCAACCTTCGGATCGGTAGTCTGATTAAAGACCGGATCAAGAGCTGCTTCGAGCTGCGTGTAGTTCGTAGTGCCGAGGGCGTTGGTAATGTTCACGCTACCCATATACGGCGGGTAGTAAGAGAGATTACCAATGATGTTAATCAGACCATCCATAGTGCGGAACGGTTGACCGTTGCGAGTGCCTTGCAGCTTCTGGCTCCAGATCAGAGCTTTTTCAATATCAGCAGCGTGCATAGCAGCACAGTCTTGCTTGCTCTCAGCGACGTTGGTATCACCAGCAGCCATCATCGTAGCACGCACCGTATCCGAAATCGCCCAAGTATTACGGAAGATTTGCGTCAGGTTAGTGATCTTGATCGGAGTGATGATCAAGCTGTTCGGACGAACAGACGATTCTTCATATGCATTACCAACTTGGTAAGCATACACTGAAGCACCAATTGCTTGAGCAGCAATAGTACCAACAGCACGAGTTACCTGCACCGAAGTAGCAGAGATAACTTGGTTAATGATGACGTTTTCACCAGTGCTGGTAATACGGTGAATTTGGCCCGGAATCAGTTGCGACGTATCAGCAACAGTAAAGACCGTATCACCGGAAGTTTGGCCTGCAGCAGAGACTTGGAACTGCGGGAAGATCATAGTCTTCGACCAGTAACCATGCTCAGTTTGCAGAGCGGTTTCCGACTTCAACATCGAAGTCAAACCAAACAGCGGCGATTGGCCATTCGGAGCCATACGAGTGATGTAGCTTGCAAACGATTTCTTTGCCTGATCGGCAGGAATTTGCACGCTATTAAAGATACCTTGAACGGTAGGCATAAGTGAAATCTCCTATTAAGATTGGAATGTGGAGGGAAGTCTTAGACTACCGTAAGATCAACCGTGGTAGCGGAAGTCTTGGTAATAAAGATTCGGCAAGTGGTACTGGCAGGAACAGTTGCACGCCCCTTGAGAGTTACGCCAGCGGCAGTAACCAAAGTAAGAGCGAATGCAGTGCTGACGCCGACAACACACTCAATACTTTCACCAATATCAAGCTGCGGGAAAGCGGCAAGATAGTTGGCAGCAGTGTCAGCAGTCAAGTTACGGCCAGCAGTGAGGCCAGTGTAAAGCAAGCAGCCAAGAGAGAACTTAGCAACAAGCAAAGAATCAGCGGCATCTGCTGAAATCAGAGTCGGAAGCATGGAGCTAATGGGAGCTTCCCCCGGACGGCATTCTTTAGCCAAACCGCCTTGGCCTTTAATCATCAAACGACCAGTCATAATTAATTCTCCTAAAAGGAATCAGAAAACAAAAAGCGAAAGCAGGATTAGGTATTTCCCCAATTATCCCAATCTTCTCCCAAACTAGCAGTTACTTGTGCTTTTTCAGTGGAAGATGCTTGAGGATTGAATACAGTACTAATCCCTTGCAAGTATTGCTTAGCCATACCAGTAAGTTCCGAGGCAGTGGCTTGTGGGTGTTTTTGGGCTAACTTCAACTCAAGGGCTTGAATCAGGGGCTGTACTGCTGGGTTGCTAAACGCTGGGTTCTCTGAACGGAGAGTATCAGAAACTGAGTGTTGCTTAACAAGAGAAGGAAGCTTTGCTTCGAAAGTTTGTTGTTGCTTTGCAAGAGCTTGATCCAGAAGTTTTGCAGTCGTAAGTGCATTGTTTGCAAATACAGTTTGCGCTACTTGGTTCATTGCAGTACTAAAAGCTTCTACTGCATCTGTCCCGCCAGCTTGAATCTTAGCAAGAGCATCCTTAGGAATAGCTTTAGAGAAGTCAGTTTTCTGTGCAACTTCCATAAGCTTCTTAGGATCGACATTGCCAAACAGCGGCATTTCCGTCCCTGCTTGTTGCTTAGCAGGTTGCCAAAGGTCAGCGAAGTTAGCAAGAGGGTCATCGGAAGTCTGCGAGTTAGCAGGAACTGTCGGATTAGTCGGATTAGTTGCACCTGCCTCCGGAGGGATATTGCCCGGCTGAGGTTGTTGCACAGTAGTTGTTTGCTGCGTCGTTTGTGTAGCGGGGGCGGCTGCGGGAGCAGGGGAACCAAAAATTCTTTCCATCAGTGACATAATAATACTCTCCTAGATTTGGGGAAGTTGCTTAGGGTTGAGGGACAGCAAGTACCGTAACACATTCATCTTACCTTGAACTTCTGCCTCTGCTTGTGCAAATCGAAGCGGATGTTCAGGATCAAATGTAAGTGCTACTTTCTCAGAAACTGCAGCAGCTAATTCGTTCTGCAGAAACTGTTTTTGCTCGACAGAGAATCCGGGAAGAACTTTTAAATCTTCCTCGGAGAACTCATATTCGATGAATTGAGAATCAGGCTTAAGCTTGGGCATTTTGAGTTCCTGCTGCTGATTGTTGTTGAGGGGTTGCTGCTTGTGCTGCCGGATAATATCCGTAATTTTGTGGCGTTGGTTGCGGAGGTAATTTCTCTGGACGTATTCCTTGCTTCATACCTTCCACATAAACTTGCTGCCAAGATGCAAGAGCTTGTTCATATGCAAGTTGTTCCTTAGATTTCTCAAATGGAGACAAGTCTGCACCTTGAGTTTTCATAAGATAGGAGAACATCTGAGCAAAATTATAGGCTCCTCCTACTTGAGGATTAGAGCCAATAACTTGCATTGCAGTTGTCCAAGATTCTCCACTGAGAAGCTTATCTGCGGGAATCAAACCATCAGATACTTTGAATTTGAGAACAGCTTTACGCAATGCAAGAGGATCAACAGCTACTGCTTTCTTTTTCTCCTCTGAAAGTAAAACTTCCGCTCCCTGATACTGGAGAATGTTAAGACGAAGAATCTCTTTAAGAGGCGTAAAGAGTTGAGCTTCCAGCAGCATTGCAGTCTTCTGATCATTGCCATTGGAGTGATTCATAACATCAGAGTATTCGTGAAGAGTCTTATTACCTTTCACGAATTGGCCTTGTTTAGCTTGGTTCTGGCCAGAAACAGCGTATGCAAATTGCTGCACTTGCTGCATCTCTGACATAATAGTTCCAATTTGATCGTCCCTAAATGGGAATTGGAACACTGCTTCCCCTACAGGCTTACCGTAAGCAGAGGGGCGAACTGGAATCTTAGCAGAGGGATTTGCACTATTAATGTGTTCCGAAGATACTCTGGAAGGATCATAGAGACAGCGATCTCCAATAGCTCTGCGGCGAGAAGCAATCCAAGAGTTTGCAAGCGCCGAACTTAAATACTGCATCGGAGCTACATCTTGCAACAAAGACTTAGTTTGATAACTCAGTCCGTCCTCATAAGGTTGCGAGAATAGAATCGGAATCCAGCCGTGAGCATTGGTGAGACGCTCTGCATAGATAAGAACTTGATGATTTACAATCAGGAGTTTCCACACTTGCGGAGTGGAGTCTTGAGGAACTTTAATGGAGAAATCTTTTGGAAGAATCCGCACATAGAGAGTAGTTACTTCATATGCGTTCTTATATTGGATTCCGTCTGTGTTCTTCTCCCCTCCCCAAGCAAGCCAGTTAAACTCTCCTCTGCCTCCATCTTCTGTAAGCGCGCGAGGATTAAGCTTAGGAATGTAGAAAGTTCCCGAAGAATCTCCGAAAGTAACTGCTCCAACTTGAGACTCAAAAGCAGCCCTAAGATTGGAGACAATTTTATCTGGAAGCTCTGCAACAAGTTTCTTGAGTCCGATACGGGAGTAGAGTTTAGTGTAACCTGCAAACTCTCCAATCTTGTGAACTTCTGTGGGAGGAACTCGCAGATCGAAAATGGTGTTATATAGATCAAGATTCCGTAAAGTGTTACCTTCCCACACAGTTTCAGTAGGCTTTGCCATACGAGTAGAGAAAGTTACATCTGTGGAAAGAGTGGGAACTTTCTCTCTGCGCCAATCAACTTCTAGAGCTGCAAGATTGTATTTGAATCCGTTACGGAAATGATTAATGAGTTCAGATACCCAGCCTCCGCGGAAAGCCTGATTCTCCAAGATCGTTTGGAACTGGAGAGCTTCATCTATGTAAGCAGGGTCAGCAACCACTCCAAAGATTGGCTGTCCAGTAAGAAACACAGAGGTCTGGTAAGTTACAGCAGCTTCTACAAGAGGCTTAACAACTGGAACAGTAATGTTCTGGAACTTGGTTACATCTCCATAAGTGTTAGCTATACGAGCTTTCATGCCTTCTTGAGTGGCATCTACTTCTCGCATGTATTCTTTATCTGCCTGTTCGAGGACGCTACGAATGTTCCAAGTGCTCCCTTGAAGTTGAACTGCTTGTTTGTGGAATTCAAGCAGCCCTTCTTGAGAAGACTTTGAAAGTAGAAATGGGGTTGCAGGAACATTGGTAGCCATTATTATCCCCTTACAGTGCCTTTAGATTGTTGCTGTTGTTTGAGAAGATTGGCGCTCTCCTGAAAGAGCTTTAACTACTTCATCCCCCGAGGAGGAGTTTGCAATGATTTCGTCAAGATTAATTGCCATAGCAGAGTTCCTTTTTAAACCTTAGAAGCAAGAATTGTATTCAGGAACCTCAGTGCCAGCATTGTCCTGAATAATGATTTGATTTGACATCTGTACAAACTCTCCAAATTCTGCAAGTATCCGCGGCATGTAAGTTAACAGATCGAGGATGTTATCTACATTGTCTGTTTTCAGAGGCTGGAACTGAGTGATTTCGTAGTGAACTTCTGCTTTACATGACTCATCTACAAATATCTCTCCCTTTGCATATGCTTGGAGAGCTGCAAGAATTCGAGAGTTTTTACTGCGGCCTCCCGGATATATCTCTACAATCTCTATCCCTGTAAGTCCCATCTGATTCATTATGAATTGGAACCAATAACAGAGAGATGCTTGATATGCTACAGACTCCACTGCAATCAAGTGGCAGTTATTTGTAAGACAGAATTCAATTGCTTTGCGAATTGTGTCACCGGGAGATAGTCTATCATTAACTACAGAGCGGAGAGTGGGGCATCCGTCGTAAACCTCACAGTAGCCAATGGCAGTGTAGTCAGAAGTGGCTTTGTTATTGGAAGGGTCAATAACTACAAAGTTTCCGTTAGGGATGTCTCCCTGAGAGTATGGAAGCGAGGGCAAGCGGGAGAGGTCAATAATATTATTTGCTGATGCGTTCTCGTCATTAAGAACTTCCGCATAGAAGATGTCAGGCCTGCCCATTGCAAGGTCATTAAGGAATTCCTTTTTGAGCTGAGCAATTGGCTGCAACTCTTCCCATAAGGAAGTGCCGTCTGCAAGGATTCCACCTGCAATAAATTTAATCCAGTTAGGATTCTTTTTAAGTTGGCGCAGAAGAGAGAACTGAGTAGGATACATGTTAGCAACAAATAGAAATAAGCATCCATGAGGAGACTTAGCTTTCATTGCTGTACCTACCATCCAGCGCAGGAGATTCTCAGATTGGATTTGAGAATCAGCACATTCGCGGGATTGAATGTCATCAAAGAGCATTACATCTGGCCGCTCATTCTTGAGAGTAATACCTCGAATGGAGGACTCTGCACCAGCAGCCATAAGAATTATATTCCTGCCTCGGAATCCGAACTTCTTAAGTTTCTGTTGATCTGTTTCTGCTCCTAGTTTCCAGTCCCCGAAAACTGCTTTAATATTTGGCTCCTCTAACATATCAATTACGTCAGAGAGAATATTAATAGCTTTAGATTCTACCTCGCAAATAATGAGAATAAATTTCTTTTCTGTAAAAAGGATACAGTAAAGAATAAAGAGTTTCATCAGGGTTGTTTTAGAGAATCCTCGCGGGAGGCCAAGAGCTAACTGGGAGAAGTCTCTATAGCGATGAATTGACTGTCGCAGCCAGTCCCAAACAGAAAGGAATACTGGAGGAAATGAGTATTTGTAAATTAAAGGCATAGCGATACCAGCTAGGAAGTCAAGAGACTCTCTAGCAGCATCTTGAATTTGGGAGGCGGAAGCAGCAATCTCTTGGACTAGAGCTATTTCTGGAGCAGGAGAACCTCCCGCTGCTACTATTTCTGATTCTGTAAATCCAAGAGAATTTTCATTGAATGCCATCTTACCTTATATCTCCACAATTTTTCTAGGTGTGCGAGAGTAGGAAGAGTTAGCTTCCAACCGGGATAAAACTGATTTGAGCAGCAACTCTGCTTTCTGCTTGTTCGCCTCTTGCAGTTTGCGAGACACTATTACTTGCTCTATTTCCTTCAGTGCCTGCGCTTCCTTTTTGAGAGCTGGCAACATGATGAACTCCTTGTGAGGATTGTTGGGAATGGAATGAATGTGAGGAAGTATTTGCATCTTGTATAGCCTTCACTGTTTCTGGGGATTCCGCGGAAACTGACTTTAACAATGAGCCTGACTGAATAGTAAGAAGTTCTTGGTCACCTGCTTGAATAACTTGATTTTGTGGAGAAGTTACAAATTTCTGAGTGATCTGAACTGGAACTGCAATTTGTACAACTGTCTGTGTAGCATTGGCTCCCGCGAGTCCTTGAGAACCTCTGCGTTTCGCTCCATTAATTACTTGGTATGCTTTAATTGCTTCCATTGGCCTCATCATCAGAGGCAGAAGATGCTCGATTTTATCCAGAAGCTTATCTTCTATAGCGTCTGCTTGGGAGTCTCTCTCGGAATGTGAGAGCAGATTGGTGTATTTAAGCTCTGCAACTTGGGAAGCAAAGTTTTCATCTGCTAGAAGTTGAGAGATTCTAGCAGGAGTAACTCCTAGAGCAGCCGCAACCTGTTCCGCAGCTACACCTGTTCCTAAGAGCTTCAGTGCTCTTTCTTCCGTGGCAGTGGTGGTAGTGAGAGAGGACATTTCTGGAGGCTCCAAAAGAGTTCTGGGACTTGCTGAATTTCTTAAAGCAAACTATAGCAGAATGTGAGAGGGATTGCAACTGTTAAATGCGAGGGTATCTGTTTTATCTCTCTGCTTTTCTGTGTTTTATCTCTCATTGTTTATACTGTATTGGTATCGGTTGTTAAAAAGTTTAGAAAATTTGGCGGAGTCTCTTAGGATAGGGGCAGCAACTAGAATCAAAAAGGCCCATCCCCCCCCATAAATTAGTGAGTACTTACTAACTAGCCTGTGGTTAGTGAGCGCTTACTACTGTATATTACTGTA